GCATTCAGTATGCGATCACGAACGTCCGACGACGAAAGCACTTGTTGCTGTGAAGGTTCTGCCAACTGGATCATGGAGTGCGGCCACTGTCCTGGCTTTCGGCAAAAGTAATTATGAAAGATTACGGCAGCCTTCCCGTGCCTCATCACGCTTTGAACCACTCCAGGCAAAAGCTCGTCATCGGCACCCATCGAGATAACGTGAGACCCGCCAAAACATGCGAACTCTTCCGCTGCCTTTTGCTCCCAGCACGGTGCCTTCGCTGCGTTGTGCTGCACCCACACGCAGTCGTAGGCCATCGCCGCAGCATCGGCCACAGCACCGCTTTCATCGGTGCTGGCGTCGTCTATTACAGCAACCTCAATGGGTTGCTCTTGCACGGCTGAGTAAATCGCAGCACCGAGCGTTGCAGCGTGGTTGCGGTTTGGGATGTAGACGCTCACGCCAAACTTCATAAAAGCTCCTTATAGCCAATGAACAACTCCCGCCTTTGCTTGTCTGGCGTTGCGGTCCACTTTCCGAAGTATTGGGCAACCTCTGCTTGCGATGCTGGCGACAGCTGCTCCCAGTCATGGATTGCCAGGACTCGCGTCATGCTTGCCGCCAGCGTGTACTCGTGCAGGACGCCGTCGCCGTGGGCTGCGTCGTGGAAGATGAAGTCACACGCGATACCTTTTTGATCGCACCGTTGCAGGAACTCCCATGCGTCACCCGCCACTGGCTTGATGTTGGCAATAGCGAGCGTTCCCCAGTACTCCACCCTCACTGCCTGCGGGATCGTGTCGCACAGGTCCACGCTGACCACGTTTGACTCCGGGGCCGCCATGGCTATGGCCGCAGTCGAGATGCCAGCGTGGCTGCCGAGCTCAAAGATTTCCCAGTTCATTCCCGCCACGACTTCGCACAATGCGGCGATGTGCTCCGGGGCCGTAGTCATCTGGTGCGAACAATCCACCCCGCGTAGATATTCGTCGTACGTCATGACACTCGCACGGTCGTACGTGCCTCCGCTCCCCATGACTTCTCCACCACCAGGCGGGCCACAAGCGAGTCGTCGCCCATCACGTCCTGTAGTGCATCAAGCACCGCCTTGGCGACGTTGTCCACGTCCGGGCGTGGCAGGCGCGGTGCCGTCGCCTTCACGCCGCTCTTCAGCATGTGCGACTTAGGCCGCTCAAACACGGCGTCAATCACGACATCGAGCGGCTCGCCCGTTGGCGTCAGGCCAGCGAGACGGGCAGCGACAGCCAGCCGGGTGCGGTACTCATGCACCGGGTGGCTCTTTGGCGTGTACGCATGAGCGAACTTGCCGCGAGTCGTGATGCGTGCTCGAGGCTGCGGCACAGGGTCGCCAGGCACGGTGAACGCGATTGACATGGAGTCACCATGGCAAACGTGTCAAGTCGGCGTCACGTCTCCCCGCACCAAAACTTGACGCAGCCGCTCCACCTTGCGAGCCGTTTACGAAACGCATCATGCTCGATGATTATTGCGTCTGCTTTAGATTGCATTGCCAGGGTATACCTCCGGCATATCTGACCGCCCGCGACTAAAGTCGCGATAGGCTATGACCTATCAGATAGTCGCTCCAGCAGACCCCGCAGCGTGGCGGAGCGTGCTCGTATTTGTTGAGACGCCTTCGACCACTCCATCGCAGAAAAAAACTCCACCGCCTCCCGCTCCGCGTCGGTGAGCGTCGGCTCGGGTGCGGCGATTGCTGCCTCTAATTGCCGCACCTCCTCCCGATGCTCCAGCGTTGCCTGTAGTCCGGTAATCCTGCGTGCCAGTGTGCGGCCTACTGTGTCCTGCGTTGCCGCATTGTCCGCGTCAGGACAATTGCCACTCCACGCATACGGATAGTGCCGCAGCATCCGCGATGCCTCGGCCCTCACCTCCCTGCGAATCCCTTTGATGCCTCCATCGACGTAGGGCGACGTGAGCCTGACGAGGAACTGCCTCGTCTGGGCCACCGCACGGTCGCTCTGCTCTGGCAAGGTCACGCCACGTCCCCTTTCCACAGCCTGCCCTTGGTAGTCGAGTCACTCTCACCTCGCCGTTTGGCGTAGTGCATCTCCCTACAGTCCCGTGCACGTTCCTCAATCTGTTGTGGAGTCGGGTCGCTGATGCTCGACCCGTCCGGCCTCCGCTTTGGTGGCAGCTTGTGCCGCCGCTTCAGTGTCCAGAGCGTCGTGACCTTGCACCCCAGCTGCTCGGCAATCTCTGCCAACGTCGCTTTGGTGTGCCACAACAAAAACAACTTTGGAATGTCCACGTCGATACGCTGGCCCGTCGTTTTCTTGGGCCACCCGAACCGACGCACCGCATCAGTCACCGCTGTCTCGCCGCAGCCTAGACGCCTGGCAATCTCTCCGTTTGTCACACCGAGATCCCGCAGCCTCTTGACTTCAGCGAAGTCCACAAACTTACGCTTCGCCATCAGCCGGCCTCCGCTGCGAGTGGCATGATGACGCCCGTGTACGTCCCACAACGCAGCAGCACCCGGCTTTCAGCGTCCTTGACGTACACATCGACGTGCGGCTCTTCGTCAGCCGGCAGGTGCGACAAAAACTGGGCCATGCACTGCGGGTCCAGCCTGGTGCTCGCCGTCGTGCCGGCCGCAATCGTCGGGCAGTGGCACAGACTCTCGCCGTATTCGCTCGAGCGGCCAGCCAGCACCAGCGTGCCGCTCGTCCAGTCAAGCGTGACTCCTTTGCTCTGCTCGCTGGTGACGATAGCCGCAGCGTTGACCGCCTGGAGCAACTCGACGCAGTCGATCACCGATGGCTCGCCCTCGGGCTCGCCCACCACGTCTCGCCACCTCGGGAAGGAACCTTCAAGCAACCGGCCCGTGACGACGCAGCCGGTGAGGGTGAATCGCACCTCCTTGGCGTTGGCTTCGATCTGCACGCTGCCATCACCGGTGGCCAGACTTGCCACCGCAGCCATGAGCCGGCCGGGCACGATGGTCTGCGAGGCGTCCACGGCCTGGTCGGACTCAGTCTCCACGCACGCCAAGCGTCTGCCGTCGGTGGCCACCCAGTTTTGCATGCTGCCATCGTCGGTCGGCGTCACGTCCAGCAGCACGCCACCGAGGGCGTACCTACTTGACTCGCTGTCTGCGGCGTAGGTCGTGGCCTTGGCTGCACGCCCGAACTGGTCCGCCGGCAGGCGACAGAGGGACTTCAGATCCTCCGGCTCCCATATCGGGTACTCGGCAACGTCCTCGGTGGGCAGCGTCCACGAGCCCGCACCGCAGCGAACCGTGACGGTGCCATCCTTGCTCGTCAGGTACACCTCGTCGCCCGTAGCGGCACGCAGGATGGCCGAGAGCCTATGAGCAGGCAGCAACATGGGCTCACCGTGGTAGTCGATCTCCCGGTCGATGCGGATCTCAAGGTCGCTGCCCGTCAGCAGCCCGTCACCGAGGCGGACGTTTTGCATGATTGGCCGAGTGCCCTTGGTCGGCACCGCCCGAAGCACCACCGCCAGGGCGGCCCGAAGCGTTTGCGTTGCCAGCGTCGTGCCAGTAGCTGTCCGGCGTCTTTCTTTCGTTGCGGTTGTCATTTGAAATCCTTTTCGTGATTGAAATCCCTACCAAAATCCCGAGAGCGAATGTGCCCGCGAGAAGTGTTTCGCCAACAGCCACCCAGACGAAGTCGGTGAGCGTCATAGTGCGGCCCCCGGATCGTCGCCGCCCATGAGCGGCCAGCGTGGCTCGTGCTGTGCTTCGATCCGCTCGAAGTAGCACGCCTGCCGCACCAGCCTGGCCTTGAGCTCGTCGTTGACGGTGGCCAGCTCCTCGACGTGCTTGCGTGCCGACACGATCCAGCAGCGTTGCTCAAGGATTAGATCGGCCAGCGATTGCGTTTCAGCCTGCTCCGCTGCCTGCGTGTGCCACCTAGCCAATGACTTGAGTTTATTCACGATCATGCGGGTTCTCATGCGATCACCTCGATGTTGCGGGACTTGCCAGGGATGCGGCGGATCGCACCCTTCTTTTCTAGGGCGTTGAGATGGTGGAAGACGGCGTTGTGGTTGGCAATGCCCAACTCTTTGGCGATCTGCCGCACGGTCGGTGAGTAGTACGCCATGTTGCCCCTGATGAACTCCAGCACCTCGGCCTGGCGGGCGGTCAGTGGTTTGGGTTCTGCGTCGGTCACAGGGCGTTTCCTCCATTTGTTTCTCCGAGAAGTCGCATCCGTGCGTACTTCAAAACTCTGATTGCCGTTAGCGAGTGCATCTTGGGCAAGTTGTCCAGCACGCGGGATTCAACGTCCGCAAAATCACCCGGAGATGACATGTCCACGAACTGCAAGAAGTCGTCGTGCAGCGTCTTGTCTTCCTCGTCTCTGATGTTGAGCTCAAGCTTTACCTCGTGGCTGGCAGGCTTAACGGCGGATCGCTTCCTGGCTCGCATGAGGTCTCGGTGCTCTTCAAGAACCCACTTCAGGTGCGGGTACAGGGTGTCCTTGGTTCGCTTGACGTTTCGCACGGCGTCGTAGAGCACCGCCTGGTCAAGACTGCTGAGGTCGTCCTTCCAAAGGCAACGCTCCTCGTCGGTCCACTGGCACTGAGGCCACAGTTGGTTGATGGCTGACCTGTTGTCTTCCCAAGTCCTCATAGGTTTCCTCCTGCTGACTGACGCACACGGCTCCGTGCCTGATGCTGCACCTTCGGGTCTGCAAACTCGCCGGCCCTTATTCGATCAATGAAGTCAAAGAACCGGGTCACAGGCAGCGGCCGGTCGAAGTACTGCCGGCTAGGCAGGCGAGCCAGGGCTTCGCTGGCTTGCTGAATCCACCCAGGAGTCGCCGCACGGTCAGACCAGCCATCGGGAGCCGTCAAGTGCGGCCATGGCTCGGCACGCTCTGTGGCGTTCCAGACGGCGGCAAACCTCTGCCACTCGTCTGCTGCCCACCCAGGCTGCCTGAAATCGTCAGCCCCTGTGTGTGTGTGTAATTCTTTCTTTGGCGGTGGAGTAGGAGATGGGGATGGAGATGGAGATGGAGGCTTCACTTTTGCTTGGCCGTTTGCTTCACCGTTTGCTTGAGGTTTGCTTGCGTTTTGCTTGCCCGTTTGCTTGCGGTTTGCTTGGCTTTTGCTTCCGCCCTCACGCCCTGCCTGTGACCTAAGTTCTTTCAGTTCAAAGGCTTTCGCTCTGTGCTCCTCCATCCTGGGGTTGCGTCTCAGGCCGTCATCGCAGGCCGGGAACTTCATGGACAAGAGCGGCCAGACCCGGCTGACGCCTGGCGAGACGAGCTCCAGCCGCTCGAGCTCGGCAGGCAGGCCGCCAGAATCCCACTGGATCACCAGCAGACGGATATAGTGGCCGACTTCCTCTGCGGTCCACATGGCCGTGGAGGCGTAGAAGTCCCGGCCGAAGAACGGGATGTAGTGGTCAACCTGCGTGCGCGCCATCCGTGGCCTCCTTTTGTCTCATTCGGTGAGATGAGGCACCGTTACCAGGCGGATCGAGCACCGCTACAAAGTACGCTTCAATACGCTTGCGATCGTGCGGCATGCACCTAACAAAACCAATCGTTCGATTGCCAATCTCTGGGCGAGACTTGCTTACGCGCCTGGGAACGTCCTCTGATTCACCGACGTAGTGACACGTGCCGTCTTCGTTAAATGCAAAATAGACGCCACAGAAACGCTCCATCATTCGCACCTCACTCACCGTACTGGTCGCTGACGGAACGGCAGGAAACTGCGGTATCTCGTCAGCCTGTAAGAAACGAGAGGAGTCAAGTGCTTGCTGGCGACGAGCATCAAAAGAAAGCTGGCGCATCCACTGCTTTAAAATGTCGTCTGGCCAAGGCAGTTTTTTGATTTTTCCAAACAACTTGCTAATGCCTACGTCAGGCGATTTGGCTGTGACCCTTGTGCCATCGTCGACGCCTTTCCAGTCAAAAGTAATGTGCATGCCGTCCTCGTCCGTCCCAACTAAATAACAGGTCGCGTCTAGCGGGCTTGCCTCAACGTCAAGTTGGCAAAACAGGTCGAGCATCGTGAACCCAGGCGACACCCGAATGATGCTTATCGTGTTGTTCGGCCATACTGCGACCACAGTGCCCATTACGCGAGCCTCCACGCCGTCGCGTACCGTCCGCTCATCGCCCGTCTCGTCCCGGCCTCGACCACCAGGCCGCGCCTCACGAGTTCGATCCGCCTCGGCCTCGCCGTGCTGGGATTCATCTGCAGCCCTGTGGCGATCTCCTCGTCTGTGGCCCCGTGGTCACCGCGAGCCCGCAGGAAGCCCACCACCGAACGCTGCAGGGTGTTGAGCCGCGAGCCCATAGCGTCGGCCGCAGCCATGCTCGTCGGGCTGGACTGCACCGCAGGTGCTTGAGTAGGTGCGGCGAACAGCGGCAGGTCTTCCGCGATGTCGTAGTGCGTGGTCATGCGACGGACTCCTGGTGGTCAAAGAGCGTGGCTTCAGTCTTCCGCCCCTTGGCAGCCTCCTCTAAGTTCGTGACCGCCTGGCGGTAGTAGGCCGGCTTGAGTTCGACGCCGATGGCCTTTCGTCCGTTAAGTACCGCTCCGTATGCCTCGCTGCCGACTCCCATGAATGGCGTCAGTACCGTTTCACCCGGCAGGCTTCGCAGTTGCACAATCCTCTCAATCACGTCCAGCTGCAGCGGGTGCATGTGCCGCTCGTCGTCTTCCTCACGAGCCTGCTTGTAGGGAAGCGTCCGCTCCAATCGGATGTCGTCCCAGAAAGACGACGCATACTGCCGCCATATCCAATGTGAGTAGCGGTTCTCAATCTGCTTTCCCTTGTGGCCTCGGTACTTCAGAACCTCAGACGGAATCTCTCGCTCCCCTGCGTACTCAAGCAGCCCGTTAGGGTTTGCGACCGGCACTGGGTTCTCGCCGTTCTTGCGGAACAGCAGTAGGCAATCCGCAGAAGCAACGTCGCACAGGGTCGCATCGGTCACGACTTGCTTGTGGGCGAGCCCCTTCGCCATCGTGCGATTGCGAACGCCGAGCGGCTCCTTCCAGACAAAGTGCCGGCACCAGAAACGCCACCCGAGCGACTCGTGCAGGCGAATGATCTCGCCTGGAAAATCGACTAGCCCGCCTGGCGAAGTCTTCCTGGGGATGTCCATGCAATGCACCGCAGACAAACGGCCAGGCATCGTCGCTCTGTGAATCTCTCCGACCACAAAGGCGTAGTGGTCAAAGAACTCTTGATGACTGCGACAGTTGGAAAGGTCGCGCTCCGAACTGGAGTAGTGATACAAGCACCCGGCACCATCCGCCGCAAACGGAGGAGAGTAAATCGAGAGATGTACAGACTCGTCGGGGATGCTCTGCAAAACCTCGCAGCAGTCGCCGTTGTAAATCGCGTAGTCGTCGGTGATTACTTGCTCGCTGACAGCCATTTCGGAATCCTTTCGCTTTGAGAAAACGTTCTGCGGTGATCAACGGCCAGGGCGTTTCCCATGTGCCGCACAAGTGACTCAAACATTCGGTCGGCGGAGTTCGCCTTGCGTCTCAGATTTGCAAGCACGCCAACCTCGCCCTCGGTGGCGATGACATGAACATCGACGGGCTTTGTCTGCCCAAACCGCCAGCAGCGGCGAACAGCCTGGTAGTACTGCTCCCATGAGTGGGAAGCGAACGTGACGACGTTGTTGCAGTGCTGCCAGTTCAAGCCGAAACAGCCGATTTTCGGCTTTGTAACGAGACGCCTAAGTTGCCCCGACTGAAAGGCCAACAGAAGTTCTTCCTTCTCGTCTTCGCTCTGCGATCCGCTGACTTGCCGGCAGTCAGGAATGAGACGCTCTAGGGTGTCGGCCTCGTCGTTCAAGTGGCACCACACCACAGACGAGCCTTCGTGCTTGCAAACAAGGTCAGCCGCAAACTCGCACCGCTCGCTAAGAGTGAGGCGTCGTTCTTCTCGCTGCTCCTGCAGGTCATTGGCAGGCAACGAGAACAGCATGCCTGCCCGTGTCTTTGCGGTTTGAACGACGTGCTCGTGCTCGCGGAGAGCAGGCAGAACTAGCTTGCCGTCGTCAAAGCCAAGGTCGCTAGGCTTGCGGCAGGCTCGAGCCCAGGAGCAAACCCAACGCCAGAAAGGCTCCTCGGCGTGGCCACGAAACCTGTAGGCTTTGCGACCCCATCCGAGGTAATCCTTGATGACATCCTCCTTAAAGAACCGCGACAGCATGTCCTGATAGCCCAGATATCCAAGGGCTTCGCTAGACGTTCCGAGTTCGTGGTAATCGTTTGGGGCAGCCGTTGCGGTGCAGAGAAGGCGATACGGAATGAGTCGCATGAACTCAGTCACGAGAGCCTTGGTTGAGCCGTCGAAGTTTTTCAAGATGCTCGACTCATCGCAGACCATGCCGCCGTAGTCGCCCTGGTCAAAGTTGTGCAGCCTCTCGTAGTTGGTTACCACAATGCCTGATGCCGGCTTGCCTCCGGTTGACCGAGACGCCTCAATCCCGAAACGCTTTGCCTCTTCGACCGTTTGATAACTCACTGCCAGTGGGGTCGCTATTAGCACCGGCTTTCCGGTCTGCTGGCGGACGTTCTCGGCCCACACCAACTGCATAGGAGTCTTGCCCATTCCGCAGTCTGCAAAGATCGCAGAGCGACCCTTGCGGCAAGACCACTCAATCAAGTGCCGCTGGTAGTCAAACAGCCAGCCAGGAACAAAGTCGGGCGTAAACCCGTGATCGCCGTCGAGTTGGTGTTTAGTTTCTAAAAACGATGTGTATCTGTCAGATGCTGCAATCATTTGATCGTTCACCTCTCCTTGTGTATTTGCCACGTGACGTGTGGCTTACGGTCGAGTCGCTCAGTGAGAACAGGTAGTCGCCTCGACTGCACTGATACGACGCCTCTGAAGTGCGGTGGCTGCTCGCTGGCAACCGCCAGTTCGCTGCGAGCCCAGCGTGTGTTGGTCAATCTCCTGTGAATCTGACGCCGTAGTCGCGGCACACTGGTGGTGGCGGGTCCAACTCACGCAGCCGTGCCGACATCGCCCGCAACTGAAGCAGAAGTTCTGCGTTCTCTGGCGCGGTTCGCAGGTAGTCCAAGATGGCGTAGTTCAGCTGCTCCGCTGACGCCTCGCCCCATTGATGACGCACCATCTCAATGAGCCGGTGCCGATGGTCTTTGATCCACGCCGATGGGCTCATGCCGTCACCTCGTGCTCGGCGGCTTCGTGCGGGAACTCCTGGCCACGGTCCTCGGGCTCGGAGGTCAGGATGTCGAGCTTGCCGTTGATTAGGTTCAGCAACTCGTCGGCCTGGGCGGGCGAGTAGAACCCGGTCTTGAGCCGCTGCTCAGTGACCGTCTGCATCTTCTCCAGGGCACCAACGGTGGCCGCTTTGTTGACCGCCATCCTCGAACGTTCCATGTCATCATGCGTGGCCGTAGCAACGGCCGTGGCCTCAAACTTCGGACGCACCACCACGTGCTCCCTGGCCGGCTCTCTGGCCGCTTCCGACTGCGGGTAGTCCTGAGCCTCCTCGGCCGTGACAAGGCCACGCAGAACGTCAGGGAAGGCATCACGCAGAGCGAAGCCACGGGCACGCAGCTGCAGCATCCTCTTGGGGTACTGCGTCCACGGGCCGGCCTTGCCCCAGAGCCCCGCTTTCTTGGCGTCGGCCACGCTGAATCTGGCGACCACATTGGCGTCCTTGCCCCGCCGGCTGGTCTGGCACACGGCAGTCATGCTGTCGCCGTCGCCCTCAATCGTCTCATGAATGCCGTCGCAGACCGGGCTGGCCAGGCACAGGGCCAGGGCCGCATCGCCCCAGATCGTCGGCCGCCCATTAATGACGGCAATCGACTGGAGCGACTGCATAGGGGACAGGCCCACCTCCGAGCCGTGCTGGATGGCCAGCAGGCAACTCTCCGGCTTGCCCTGAAAGTCCTTCGGGGCGAAGGCCGACTTCGCCACCATGTTGGCGAACGACATCGCCTCGGCCATCGTTGCCAGTGCAAGCCCTCGGGCCGGCGTCGTGTTGGTGCTCATCTCAGTGCTCATGTTGTGTCCCTTTCGTGTTTCTGGAATCTGGAAAGCCCGCTCTGCGTCCTGCTCGGCGGGTTGTTTGGTGCGTCCTTGCTGCTCGAGCTCCGCTCGACTCCTTCCGCCTGACGGTTCCACCGCCAGCCGGTCCTGTTTCAGTGCGTGATGTCGGTGACCGGCACGGCCACCCAACCGCCGCCCACGTCGAGCGTCATCCGGTTGCCTTCAATGAACTCGACTCGGCCTGACCACCGCTTGCCTTCGGTCATGCCGCTGACAAAGTCGCCAGGGGCTGGCTGCTGTGCGGGCGGCATCGTGTGGTCAGCCATGCCAGCGATGGCTGCGAGGTACTCGTTTTCATGGGCGTTCATGTGGGGGATTCTCCTTTGGTGCGGGTAGTGTACAGCCGTATAGTCTAGGGTCAAGTGGGTCAACGAGTTTCTAGTCGTGGCTACCGTTATCGGAACCATTGCTATCGGGAGAGTGCTGAGGAAAGAATCTTGAGAAGCACTACGACGAGCTCGAGCCAGATGTCGTTGTTCATGATGGCGGCCCTCCTTGGCCAGGCGGTGTCGGTCGCAAGTCTCATTCGCTCACGGCTCGGCACACGATACCCATATCGGAACCATTTGCAAGAGCAGTTGAGAAAAAAATCTGCTGGGGCTTTCAACCAGCCTTGAACTTAGCGGCTTTCGGCTTGTGCCGGCCGGTGCCCTTGGCTGTCTTGGCCTTGAGTTTGGCCACGTCGGCCTCGGCCACCATGTAGGAGCCGCCCACGGTCTCGCTATAGACCCTGCCGTCAAGGGCCAGCTTGCGAATCCACCGCATGGAGCAGCCGTATTTCACGGCCGCATCGCGGCAGGAAAGAAGCTTTCGGCCGGTATCGTCTTTCATCATTGCGATCATGGCCCCAATGCTACCGATTAGGGAACTCTGGTCAACTCTCTCAACCTACCATTGCGGTGGGGATTAAAAACTCTGTACAGTAGATGTGTCCGATATTTCTAGCGGATGGGGTACACTTGTACACTCTGTACACTGAAATCCTGTGTCCGCAGAAGGTGGCAAAAAAGGGGCTGGCAATGACGTTGCGAGAATTGCTGATTGACCGTGTCGCGCCGCTGAAGAATCTCAGCGACAGGTCGGTGTCGATGTACCTGAGCACGCTCGACAGGTTCCGAGACTTCTTGGCCCACGAGCCCACCGTGGACGATCTAGAAGACCTGACGGCCGCCAAGTTCCTCCGGTGGCGAGCCACCACGGTTCACGACATCAATCGTGGCCTGATCTCGCCGGCCAGCCTAGCCAAGGATTCCGCCCACCTGCGGAGCCTGTGGACTTGGCTGGCCAGGAAACGCTGGAAGCGGTCGGATGGCGAACTGCTGGAGTTCCCGGATTACGCCAGGCCGAGGGTGCCCAAACCGGTGCCCAAGGCGTTCAACGCTGCCGAACTGGCCCAGCTGGTCGAGGCCGCCCGCCACCGCAGGGGCTACATCTGCGGCAAGCCCGCCGCCTGGTACTGGACCACAAAGATTCAGGCGATGTTCCAGACGGGCGAGCGTATCGGCGCGGTGCTTGAGCTTCGCTGGGAGCAGGTCGATCTGGAGCGGCACACCTTGACGTTTTTGGCGGCCACCCGCAAAGGCCACAGGGAGACGATTACGCGGGAGATCACGCCCGCTCTAGCCAAGTGCCTAGCCACGCAGCGAGGGGCTCCTGGCGAGCGTGTGTGGCCCTGGCTGGATGATCGCCAGGCGTTGTCGATCTACCCGAGCCTGCGGGTTCTGTGCCGGTCAGCAGGCGTCCCGTACCACCCGTTTCATTCGATTCGCAAGGCGACGGCCAGTTATCTGAAGAAGGCTGGGATCTCAGCCAAGAAACAGCTAGGGCACAGCAGCGAACAAATGGCCGAGGATCACTATTACGATGAGGACATCACCGGGCGGGAGTCAAACCTGGGCTACCTGCCAGACATCAACCGGCCGGCTGGGTGACCAAGCACAGGGCGAGCGACGACGAGGAAAGGTAGAAAACTCGTCGCCGCTCTAGCCCCGGCCTAGGTCATGCGTCCTTCAGCGGGTCAGCCACAGCTACGGCACTCCTCGTAGCAGCTGCCGTACCCTGCGATGTCGATGCCGCCGTCAGTGGTCGGCGTTGGGCCGCGAAGGCGGGCCACCTTGTCGAGCACCATTACCAGAGCCCAGTCCGACGCACTGAAGGTCGTGCCAAATGCCGCGTTGACGAGAGAGGCCGTGCGACCAAAGTGCTCTACGGGCGGGCCGTACTTCGTATGCCTGTCGCGGACGGCCTCGATGGCCCCCTGTAGCGTCTGTTCCGCCACGGTCACTGGCTGTTCGTGCGTGATGCCGTCGCCACGCAGCCGGTCGGTGTCTTCTGCAGGTTCTTCCTGCGTCACGTCGTACCACTCCTCGTGCGGCTTGCCTGCGGCCTGCCGCTCACGTCGCATCTTAACGGCGGCCCGGACCAGGTCGTTGGCATCTGCAATCGCTGGTGTCATTTGGTTCCCTTCCTCAAATCTCTATCGCAAAACAATGGGTACGCTCGCGTCACCTCTTGCCTGCCGTGGTCGATGATCGCCATGCCCTGGCACGGTCGCTCTGGTGAGGCAACTCGCTCAGCGTATGGGCTGTGGCCAATGACTGAGCCGTTGGCCACGTAGCGGGCACCGCGTAGCCAGCCGAACGAGTGGTAGTGGCCAAAGATCGTCAGGTTGGCCTTGCGTCCTGCGTCCCATCGGGCGATTGCTTTGCTGGCGGGCAGGGCTAGGCCGTAGACGCCACCAGCGAATCGGATGCTGTGCCCGTGCGTAGTGCGTACTAGGAAGCCGTCGAGGTCCACGTACCCCAAGTGCCCCTCGGCAATCCGCCACTCGACGTTCTTGTTCTGCTCCTCACGGGCCAGCGTGAAGTACATCATCTGCTCCCACGAGTGGTCGAGCTCGGTGGCGATGCGGTTCTTCTCGGTGCTGCGGCCGTGGTTGCCGGCGTTAGTGCAGACAATTACCTCCGCAGCATTTGCGGCGATTGAGTCTATTAATCCCCGCAGCCGCTCAGCGATCCACCGCGTGGCGTTCATCGGTGATAGTGCCGCCACCTCCATGCAGTCCGGGTGAATGTGACCCGAAATAAAATCGCCGCCCAACCAGATGAGCACACGCCGGATGTTGGCCTGGTTGCGTTCGTGGTCAAGGCAGGCGATGAATCGCTCCTCAAGCTCGTCCATCCGCAGCTGGCACACGTCGAGGCTGTAGTCGTTCTCGCCATTGACGGTCTCCGGCAGCACTCGCTCCTCACAGTGAACATCGCTGAGCATCAGCACTGCCGTGGCGTCGTGCTTGGCGTGGCGTACCTTTTTTGGTGCAGGCCGTTTTGCGGGCTTGATCCCCGATAGCCCAGCGATGGCATCTGCCCGTTCACGCTCGGCGTCGATGGCCGCGAGTGCCGACTTGTAGCGACCACGAAGCGAAGCCACCTCAGAGCGAAGGCGGGCAACTTCTGCGTCGGCCGCCAGGCGGTCCGCGTGCATGACACCAGCGGCGATGTCTTCGACTAGCTGTCGTTTTTCAGCCACAGTGCCAACCTCTTTTCGTCAGCAACTTTCCAGCCACGCTCGCCGCAATACCGAAAAAGCATCCGGGCAACCGTCAATCGTTTGGCGTGACCGTAGCCACCGGACTGCAACCGCTCGCGTACGGCGAGGATCTCTTGTCGCCCATCGTCAGGCAGCAACTCAAACCACGTCCGCTTAACTAAGCTAGTCGCCACGTCAGCAGCGATGAGATCCGCCAGAGCCTTACTACCCTTAGCCATCAGTCACCTCCCTGTACCCAAGAGCCCAGAGCGTGCGTCGAATCACTCTTGCCGCCTCAGTCACTGACTCCTCGCTGATCGTCGGTCCTAGGCTTGCGTGAAGCAGCTCGTGAACGATTGTCTCAAGCCGCGTGCCGCCCCTCAGCCTCTCGTCGATGAGGATGCGTGGCCGCTTGGCAGTGTCAAAGAACGTCCACCCTGCCGCTTTGCCCACAAGCTTTGTGAAGCGGAGCAGCCAACGTTTGCCGTCAATCGTGACGTTGTGATCCTCGGCCATGGCTGCCCTTTCGCCATCCACCGTAGCGGGGGCGTCAACCGATTCCGATCTTGCGGCCCAAAGCGTTTAGGGCTTCGGCCCTCTTAGAGCACCCACAGGGGCGGCCGACGACGGCCTCGACCCTCTCCTTCGTGATGCCGATCGCGGAGAGGCCGGCCGCGACCATGTCGCCCAGGCCGGGCGGGGGCGGAGAGCAGTTGCGGCGAACCGACGGCGACGACACCCGAGCGCCGCAGACGCGGCAGCGGAGCGTGGACGGTTCGATGTTGCAGGCCGTCATGGGAAATCAGCGCAAGTCGT